GGTAAAAAAGATGGGTCAACGGATGATTCAGAAAAGGCAATTCATTACATGCGTAAATTGGAAGAGGTTTTGAGTGGCTCAGGTTTTGCCTAAGATTTGTGACAATTGCGAGTTTTACGAGCCAATTAGAAGTGATCGAGGTTACGGCAAATGTATGCTGTTTCCTCACGTTGATGATGAGTACAGTACGACACGGGACACAGATTCATGTGATCAGTGGTTTCAGAGAAGTGAAGATGAATAAATATTACGTTTACACTTTGATTGATCCAACAACAAATTGCATTTTTTACGTTGGTAAAGGATGTAAGAACAGACTTGATGCTCATGAAAAAGAAGCGCAAAAAGGTGTAATCTCTCACAAGTGCAACAAAATACGATCAATTTGGAAAAAAAATTTACAAGTAGATAAACAAATTGTAAAAAGATTTAGGTCTGAAATTGATGCTTATCAATTTGAGTCAAGGCTGATACAGAAGCTTGGAATTCACAACCTTACCAACGTTGTTAATGTCGTTGTTAATGAAAGAAAAAGTTATAAACCAGTTAAAATAAAAAATAATGATGTAAGTCTTGATTTAGCTACAAAAATATTTTTTTACATTCCAGAAATTACAAAAGAATGGTTAAAAAATGATAAATCAAAGTTGCGCTTTATCTCTGCATCAACATTGCAATCTAAAATAATTGGGCATTGTTTTGTTGCGTTTGTGAATTCTTTATTGCCATCAGCTTATAATGTTTTGATTAAAGATGAAAATTCAAAAGAAAGGATTTTAAATGAGTTCGGATACATCTAGATTAACCGCCAAACAAGAGGCATTTGCTTGTGCTGTTGCGTCTGGAATGAATCAATCAGATGCGTACAGATCAGCATTTGATGTTAATGAAACTACAAAAGATTCTAGCGTTAATGTTAACGCTTCTAAGCTCATGGCAGACGCTAAGATTGCACAAAGGGTAAAAGAAATTAGGGAGCCAATTGCGAGAAACGCAAGAATAACTCTTGAAAGTCATTTAGATGATCTTTTGGATCTTAGGAAAGCGGCTGTAGAAAACAATCAATTTAGTGCTGCTATTAACGCAGAAGTAGCAAGAGCAAAAGCAGCCGGTATTCAAGTTGATAAAATGCAAATTACAGGCGCTGATGGTGGACCAGTTCAACATTCTTTGAAGGTGAACTTTGGCGAATAAAGAAACTGTTGTTAAGTTTCCTCCAAAGCTCAACGCAATATTCAGACCTTACAGATACAAGGTCTTTCATGGTGGCAGAGGTTCTGGCAAGTCTTGGTCCGTTGCTAGAGCGTTGCTGATTCAAGCAGCACAAGCACCACTTAGGATTTTATGCGCTCGTGAAGTACAAAAATCAATCAAACAGTCGGTACACACATTGTTGGTGGATCAGATCCAAGCGTTAGAGCTTGGTTATTTCTTTACGGTGACTGAGACTGAAATCAGGGGCATCAACGGTTCTACCTTTTCTTTTGCGGGTTTGGCTACGCACACAGTTGAATCTATTAAATCATTTGAAGGCGTGGACCGTGTTTGGGTTGAAGAAGCGCAAACTGTTAGCAAAAAGTCTTGGGACATTTTGATTCCGACCATCAGGAAGCCTGATTCAGAAGTCTGGATCACGCTCAACCCTGATCTTGATACAGACGACACTTATCAACGGTTCATTGCTAATACACCACCTGATTCATTGGTTGTACCGATTAACTGGGATGACAATCCTTGGTTTCCAAATGTACTTGACAAAGAACGTCAGCACTGCTTAGAAAACAACCCAAAGGATTACGACAACATTTGGAACGGAAAACCCAAAACAGTTGTAGACGGTGCGATTTATGCGGATGAATATCAAGCCATGTTTGATGAAAACCGCATTAACTTATGTAGGCACGATCCAGCACTAAAGACACACGCAATCTTTGATTTAGGTTGGAATGATGCAATGACCATTATCATTGCTCAAAGAGCAGGTTCTGAGTGCAGAATCATTGATTACATTGAAGAGACACATCAAACGCTAGATTGGTACAGCAACGAGCTCAAGCAAAAGCCTTACAATTGGGGCAAAGTTTGGTTGCCTCATGATGGCGTCACAAAAGATTACAAGACCGGCAAGTCTGCACAGGAATTGCTTGAAGCTATGGGCTGGTCAACAGAGATCATTCCTGTGGGTGATGTAGAGCATGGCATCAGATTAGCAAGGATGTTATTCCCTAGACTGTGGATGGATAAAGAGAAGACGCACAGACTGCAAGAGTGTTTGAAGCGTTACCGTAGATCCATTAACTCAACTACCAATCAGCCTGGTGGTCCTTTGCACGATGAATACTCACATGGGGCGGATGCTTTCAGATACTTAGCAACATGTGTAGATCAATTAAAGAATGATAATATTAAACGCAAAAGGCATGATGATGGTATGCGTGGCGGCAACTGGATGAACTAATTACGAGCAATACAATGGCAAACTTAGACGCAGATAGCATTTACGAAGACTTAGGCAACAACGCAGAGCCTGAGACTCTGACAGAAGAAATATTAGAAACCATCAGAAAACGGTTTGCTACGGCTGTCGAGTTTACGGCTCAGAACCGTCAAGAGATGATGGACGATATTCGTTTTGCGCGTCTGGGTGATCAGTGGCCAGAGGCTGCTAAGTATGATCGTAACCGACCAGGCAAGGAACGGCCCATGCTTGTGGTCAATCGACTGCTTCAATTTAGAGATAAGGTGGTCAATGAGATACGTCAAAATACTCCATCTATTCGTGTTCGCCCTGTTAATTCTGGTGCTGATCAAGATACCGCTGATGTACTCATGGGTCTTATCAGACACATCCAAGATAACAGCAACGCTTCCATTGCTTATGATACTGCCGTAGAAAGTCAGGTTGATACAGGTCTTGGTTACTTCAGAGTCAGAAACGATTGGGCAGATGACACAAGCTTTGATCAGGAAATATACATTGATCGAGTGCCTGATCCATTCAAGGTGTACATGGACCCGCACAGCAAACAGCCTGATGGCTCAGACGCTGAGTGGTGCATCATTGCCGAAGAAATGGCAAAAGATGAGTTCAAGCGCATGTACCCAGACGTTCCAGAAACGCAATGGGATGCAGCCGGTAATGGTGATGCTCAAGGTTGGTTTACTGAAGATTCAGTGCGAGTTGCTGAGTATTATTACCTAGAGCATGAAGAGCAAGAGATTCAAGACCCAGAAACAGGCATGAGTCGAATGGCTGATGTAAAGCGTTGCATGTGGTGCAAGGTAACAGGCGACACAATCTTAGAGCAGACTGAGATTCCATGTAAGTACATTCCAATCATTCCTGTTATTGGACATGAGCTATGGTTACAGGGAAGACGCTATCTTGCGGGTCTTGTGCGTAATGCTAAAGACGCTCAGAGACTGTACAACTATTATTTGTCAGCCAATGCTGAGAACGTAGCGCTTGCACCTAAAGCTCCGTTCGTAGGTATTGCGGGACAATTTGAAACAGATCCTAACTGGTCAAGAGCTAACAAAGAATCTGTGGCTTATCTTGAGTATGATCCTGTCAGTATCGCAGGAACGCCCGTAGGACCGCCACAACGCGCAATGCCTCCACAAGCTAGTTCTGCCATCATGCAAGCCATTCAGTTGGCTGAGAACGATATCATGCAGTCTATGGGCATCTATCAACCAAGCTTAGGCGCACAGTCCAATGAAGTATCAGGACGCGCCTTATTCTTGAGACAGAAGCAAGCCGACACCAATACGTTCCATTACCAAGACAACCTGAACCGCTCAATCCGTCAATGCGGTAGAGTGATTCTTGACATGATTCCTAAAGTTTATGACAGACCTAGAGTTGCCCGTATACTTGGAGAAGACGGCTCTCCGAGAACAGTTAAACTTAATCCAAACCTTCCCCAGGCATCAGCAGGAACAGATAATCCTGCAATTGACTCTATCTTTAACCCGACAATTGGGCAGTATGATGTCGTCTGTGATTCTGGGCCAAGCTATGCAACTAAGCGAGATGAAGCATCACAAATGATGTTGAGCTTAACGCAAGCCAACCCTAGCTTGTTTGGACTGATTGGTGACTTGATGGTCAAGAATATGGATTGGCCAGGTGCTGAAGAGATCAGCCGTAGGTTACAAGCAATGCTACCGCCACAGATCCAACAGGTGAATAAAGCCGGTGATAAAGCAGATCCACAGTTGTTACAAGCTGAACAGGCCATGAATCAGTTGGCTCAACAAATGGAACACATGAGCGCAGAGATTCAGGATCTTAGAGAAAAGAAACTGCTTGAAATACAGAAGATGGAGCGTGAATGGTATGACGCTCAAACCAACCGCATGAAAGCCGATGTCGAAGTAATGAAAGCTAACTTGGACATTAACAGACAGGCGGCAATGGATGCAGTGATGATTATGCAAGCAGGCGCTAGAGACATGCCTGAAGAAAACGCAGAGAATGAAGCGCTAGAAGAAATGGTTATGCAGGCGCCTCATGCACAGTATGCAGGTGGTCAGCCACAAGGCGCACCCGCAAAACCGGCTCCAATGCCTAGAGCAGGGGCCATGACTAAAGAGCCAAACATTGAAGCGTTGGCAGGCGAAAAGAAACCAGACGAAGAATTTAAACCATAAGGAGCAATTCCCAAATGAGTGAAGAAAATGACGTTCAGGCTCTCTCACCAGAGCAACCAGAAGTTGAAGCAACCGCTTCAGAAGAGGTAACTGAGTCAACAGAAGGCGAAGCTACCGAAATTGAAGCAAGCGCTCAAGATAAACAAGACCCGTGGTATAAGCGTAGGATTGACGAGCTAACCAGAGATAAGCACGAAGCTAGAAGACAAGCAGAGCGCTTAGAGAAGGTTCTAGCACAACAGGAGGAAATGCTTCAGCGGTTACAACCAAGACATGAGCCAGAAGCACCTAAGTTTGCACCACCAAACCCAGCAGACTTTGCAGGTGGACAATATGATCCTAGGTACATGGATGCGATGATGCAGTACACCAGAGTCTCTGCAATCGAGGAAGCCAAGCAAGCGGTAGCTGCTGAGTATGAGCAAAGAGAACAACATCAAAGGATTGCTGCTCAACAAGCAAAACTGGAAACAGCAGAAACAGCAGCAAGGGCCAAGTATCCTGATTATGATTCGGTTATTGAAACCATTACATCTGATCCTAGATTGGCTAATAATCCTACCATTAGACAAGCGCTACTAGGTTTGGATAATGGTCCTGATATTGCTTATCAACTTGGCAGAGATCCTTCGTTGGCTTATGAGATTGCTAACATGAATCCAATCCAAGCAGGTATGAAGTTAGCGGCCTTGATTAGACCAGAGGCAACAGGAGCAAGGTCTGCTCCTGCTCCAATCAAGCCAATCACAGGAACAGGTGCTAGTGCAGGCAAGTTAGATCCTGCAACCATGTCTACAAAGGATTACATTACGTACATGAACAACAAGGAAGCAGAAGCTAGACGGGCGAGGCAAGCACGATGAACCTTAGACCTTTGAACGATAGAATCTTAGTGCGTCCTGTTGTTGAAGATGAAGTTACCGCGTCTGGTTTGATTGTTAAAAGCGAACAGACCGATGCACCTAGAATGGGTGAGGTAATTGCTATCACTGACAATGATCAAGTCAAGCTAGGCGATAAGGTAATGTTTGGGGTCTATGCCGGTAAACCATTTCAGTTAGGTAATGAGGATTTACTGGCCATTCAAGAGAACGACATTCTGATTGTTTTTAATTAAGTTTTGAGCCGGTGTAGCTCAACTGGTAGAGCGCTTCACTTGTAATGAAGATGTTGAGGGTTCAAGTCCTTTCACCGGCTCCATTTTTGTTATAATAAATTGTGGCACAGGATTGCAAGCCTGGACGGGATTCGTACCCCGTCAGCCACAACCTCTAGTACGGCCTGATACGAAGGTGTTCAATGAAACAATTTTACGTATACATCCATAAAAAACCAGATGGTACGCCTTTTTATGTTGGTAAATCAGGAACCAACAGGCACAAAACCGTCTGGAGAAAACATAATCCGCATCATACAAACATAGTTAAAAAATACGGTCCAGAAAATATTATTGTTGATTTAACAAATTGCGCTTCAGAACAAGACGCTTTTAACGTGGAAAAAATTTACATTAAACAATTGCGTGAAGCCGGTTACAAATTATGCAATCTTACTGATGGAGGTGATGGTGTTGGTGGATTTAAAAGATCAGAAGCACAAAAAGTATTGATTTCCAATATGAAACAAGGAAATACATACAGAAAAGGATCTTCCCAAACTGAAGTTGCTAATGAAAAAAATAGACAAGCTCATTTAGGTAAAAAACAATCTAAAGAAACAGTAAATAAAAGAGTTCAAAAGATTTCTAAATTAAGAAAAGTTAAAACAGGAATTGCCGGTGTTTATTGGTACA